CCCCAGAATCCCCCCACACCCACAGCACCCCCACCACACCTGACGGTGTGGTGCCCCCCCAAGACGACCCGGACCGCACTCCGATTCCGTATGAGGCCATCCGGGCCGCATACAACGAGACGTGCAAGCACTTCCCCAAATGCACCGTTCTCAGCACCGGACGAAAAAAAGCCATAAGGGCCAGGTTCAGCAGCGGATACCAGCTCGAGGACTTCGAGTTGCTGTTCCGAAAGGCAGATGCAAGCAAGTTCCTCCGGGGGCAAAACAAAAACAACTGGACCGCATCGTTCGATTGGCTCATCAAAGACGCAAACATGGCAAAAGTGCTCGATGGGAACTACGACAGTTCGGGCGGCGTCGGTCAAGGTCAGCAGTCACAACGCCAAAGCTGGGCGGAGCTGGCTCGCCAAATGGACGCAGAGGAGGGGATGGCGTGACACGGCAAGAGACAGGGATCATCATGGACATTCTGACGGCAGCGTATCCGACCTTCTACGCGGGCCGAAACGCGCCGGACATCCGGGCCACGCTCAACCTCTGGGCTGAGATGTTCGCCGGCGATGACGTCCGCGTCGTAGCGGCGGCGGTCAAGGCCCTCATCGCGTCGGACGACCGAGGCTTTCCGCCGGTCATCGGCGCGGTCAAGGATCGTGTCCGGCGTGTCACTCACCCGGACGAACTCACGGAGCAAGAGGCGTGGTCCCTTGTAGCAAAGGCCTTGGGGAATAGCTCCTACCACGCGGAAGAAGAGTTTCGCAAGCTCCCCCCTGTCGTCCGTGCTGTGGTCCACGACCCTGGCCAGCTCCGCGACTGGGCGGCGATGGATCGCGCGACTGTGCAAAGCGTCGTCGCGTCCAACTTCCAACGGAGTTTCCGAGCGAAGGCCACGGCGGCGCGAGAATACGACATGCTCCCGGAGGACGTCAAAGCACTTTCCCAGCAGCTTGCGTCGCGGTTTGCCCTGCCGGAAGAGGACGCCGAACCCAAGGCGATCCCCCAACGGGCCAAAGAGCCGACAGAAACGATCGTCAAGCGGGCCAAAAGGGAGATGCGCAAAGCTGCGGCCATCAAGCCGGAGTACAAACCGCCCACCGAAGCGGATTGGAACACCATGCGCAATGAGGCGCAACGAAAATTGATCGAAAGTGAGGGTATGCGATGAGCACGATGAGACGGATCGGAAACGCCTGGGTCAATCTGGACCTGGTGGAAGCGATCGTACCGGACAAGTTCAGCCCGGAGAAACACGTGGTCTTTAGCCGGGGGCACATCATTACAGCGGAGATCAGCAAGGACGACCTGGACGCGGCTTTTGTCAAGCCGACGCCTCCGCCGCTGGATTATCAGATCTATGAGCTGAGTAAGGGCGACGTCCCTCCGGATATGCCCAAAAAGCACAAGACGACCGCCGACCAAATCTACAACCTGAGCGCTGCCGAATACGCGGAACTCAAGGAGCTGGACGACAAAGGCTATCTCGATTTGATCAAATGGCCCAAGACGGAGCACGCGACCGCCGCCGCGACGGATGAGACCGGTAAGCCGGTCCTTGTCGAGACGCGCAATACCTTCGCGGCGTTAGAGCGCGTAGACGGCAGAGCGCACTACATCCCGGAACTGGTGATGCGGTATGAAGCCAAGCTTTGAGTGTGTGATCCCGCTCGCGCCAGTGACCAAAAAGAACTCCCAGCGGATCCTGTTCAACCGAAACACCGGCAGGCCCTTCGTCATGCCCTCGAAGGCATACAAGGACTATGAGGCGGCGGCCCTGAGGCAACTTCTCGGGCCGTTGCCTCCGGAGCCGATCGACTGGCCGGTCAACGTCATGTGCGTGTTTGGGATGCCCAACCGCCGCCGGGCGGACCTCAACAACTTGCTTGAGGCCGCCACGGACATCCTCGTCAAGGCCGGTGTCCTGGCTGATGACAACTACCGCATCGTCGCCGGGCATGACGGGAGCCGCTGCAAGCTGTCAAAGGGCCAGCCGTACACGCTCATCCGTATCACGCCGATGGAGGTGCCCGATGAGCCTTAGGATCAGCGACATGCGCGACACCGTGGCCGCTTACGCCCGCAACGATATGCGGATGTCAAAGGCCGCGCAAGAGCTGCACATGAGCCGGAGGGCGGTCGAAGAGCGACTAAAGCGCATCCGGCAGGAGACCGGCAAAGACCCACGCAGGTTTTTCGACCTGGTGGCGTTGCTCGAAAAATGGAAAAACATGTAACAGGAGGGCAACATGAAAGCGTACAAAGGATTTAACAAGGACCTCACATGCATGGGGTACCGGTACGAGATCGGCAAAACGTATGAGTGCGAGGACGCGGAGGTTTGTGACCACGGTTTTCACGCCTGCCTCCGCCCGGCGGACGTCTTTGCGTATTACGTCCCTGTGCTGTCCCGCTATTGCGAGGTCGATGTCGATGAGGACGGTTTGAGCCGGAGCAATGATGACAGCAAGGTCGCTGCACGGCGTATCACCATCGTCCGGGAGATCAGCTTGCAAGAGCTGCACGAGGCGCAGTTGGAGTACGCGAGAGATCACGCGGAAGAGAGCAAGACGGGCGGCAATTGGTCCGCCGTTACGGGCGGCTATAGGTCCACCGTTACGGGCGGCAATCGGTCCTCCGTTACAGGCGGCAATAGGTCCACCGTTACGGGCGGCGATGAATCCGCCGTTACGGGCGGCGATGGGTCCACCGTTACGGGCGGCAATCGGTCCTCCGTTACAAGCGGCAATAGGTCCACCGTTACGGGTGGCGATCGGTCCGTTGCAGTATCTCGCGGGTCCGTATCTGTCGGGCATAACGGCTTGGGCGTTTGCCGTGGCAACGGATGCAGGATCCGTGGCGGCATCAGCGCCGTGCTGGTGATCGCAGAGGAAAACACTACCGATTATAACATCGCCACGTGGAAAGCTTTCGTCGTCGATGGTGAGACCATCAAGGCGGATACCTGGTACAAGTTGATCGACGGCGAACTCGTCGAAGATGATCAAGGAGGGCCGAAATGAAGATCATCCAGCCAAGCATCGAGTTTATCGCCCCGATCAACGGAGACGCGATCCTAAAGCGCCTGGAACAGTGCGGGCGCGTGTGCTACAAGTCCGAGGACAAGATCACAAAGGATTCCGCCGCAAAGTTCGTTGCCGGTATCATCCAGCGCGGGCACGAATCGGTTTTAGAGCATTGCTCTTTCACCGCCAAATTTATCTGCGATCGAGGCGTGTCACATGAGCTGGTGCGGCATCGTCTTGCCAGCTACTCGCAGGAGAGCACCCGATATTGCAACTACAGCAAGGGCAAGTTTGGCGGCGAGATCACTGTAGTCGCCCCGAGCTTTTGGCAAAAAAATACGCCAAAATGGAGGGCGTGGGAAAATCTCTGCGACGCCAGCGAGGACGCCTACAATGATCTCTTGGCGGCGGGAGCCTCCCCGCAGGAAGCCCGATCCGTCCTCCCTCAGAGCCTCAAAACAGAGGTCGTCATGACAGCGAACATCCGGGAGTGGCGGCATTTCCTCCGTCTGCGCTGCGACCACGCCGCGCATCCAGACATGCGGTATCTGGCCCTCAAGCTGCTCGACCAGCTCCATGAGCGCGTGCCGGTTTGCTTCGATGACATCTGGTCGGACTACTGCGCGGAGCTGACGGCCCACAGGGGCGGGAAGGACTTGCAGTGCAAACGCTGCAACTATGGCACGGAGTACGACATCCCGCGCAATTTCTGCCCGAATTGCGGGGCAATGCTGACAGGAGGGGAAAATGGAACGACTGACCTTTGAGGGCGATTTTTGCGACATCGCGCAATGCCGCGAACTACCCTGCCCGTATGACGGTCTGTGTACGCAGCGTGAGGCCTGGGAGCGGCTGAAAGCGTATGAGGACACCGGCCTGACGCCGGAGGTCTGCGCTGAATACAAGACCTTTGAGGATGAGGCAGTCAGCAAGGGCGTCACATTCGCGCGGATCGTCGAGTTGATGGAGGCCGAAAAGGACGGGCACGTGGAGGTGCTGGATGAGTGACTACATCAGCCGTCAAAAACTATTGGACCATGTCCTGAAAATAGGCGGTTCGCCCCTGAGCGAATGGGAGCCGGCTGGCGTCATCCTGGCGATAGAAAAACAGCCCGCCGCCGACGTGGCCCCTGTGGTGCGTGGGCGGTGGGGCGCAGGAAGATACAACCGCGAACGATGCGCCTACGAAGAACAGTGTACAAACTGCGGGGAATGGACGAAAGATTTTGGAAAACCATACTGCGCCAACTGCGGGGCGCAAATGAAGGTGGACAGCGGAAACCTGGTCTAACACATAATTCGCGCTACCAACGCGATAAACGCGTTAAAAACGTGATAGGAGGGATGACATGGACAACAAACCCATAAAAACCCTATGGATCGACCCGAACGACCGCCTCCCGCCCAGAAAGGATGGATGACATGACAGACTACACAGCCCTCACCAAAAACACACGCTCGATCCTCGACCGGCTCCCGCTGGAAGAGTTGCTTTGTCAGCTCGCGGAGGAGTGCGGGGAGCTGGCACAAGCCGCCCTCAAGCTCCGCCGTGCGAGGACCGGCACGAACCCCACGCCGCGCACAGAGCGCGAGTGCATTGAAAACCTCGCGGAGGAATACGCGGACATCGGCCTTGTCTATGCGCTGATCCGGGCGGTCCTGGACGACCCGGCGCTGTCCGATGAGAGCTTAGAGGTCATCCAGACGCGCAAAGCCGCACGTTGGGCGGGCCGTCTCGA